TCTAGGGTATTCTCAGGATCACCAAGATCAATGTCACGGTAGAAACCCTTATGCTGTAGCTTTCTAATATCATTTTCAGTCTTACGCATTACATGCGTTACACGCTCAGCAGAGCCTAGATCGCTTGCGCCATAGGGAACGACTAAGTCTTCGGCTGGAACAAAGAGAGACACCTGACGGCCTAGTGCGGGGTCTTCATAGACTTTTTTAAATGCGTTACCTGACAGACCTAAACCCCAAATAGCCCTTTCTGTTTCTGGGCGGTACTCAGGCATCTTTTCAGTTAACTCATAATTCATGTCTTCCTGAACACGGGCGGCTGCGTCTTTCTTTTCTTGAGTTTCTTTGCCAATAATCTTTGTTTTGACAGGCCCCATAGCGGGGAAGATAGACATGATGGTTTCGGCTTGAAACTTAACGAGAGACTCAGCAAGCAACGGATGATAAATTCCACAAGCGCCCTCCCAAGGTTCTGAACGTTCTTCAATCTTTAAGCCTAGAAGCTCAAGACCATCAACGTAAGTTTGAATCCAATCTTTTCTAGATTGGACATCGTCTTCAAAGTCGGCAATCAAATCACTTGCCAGCAAGGAAAGGTCTGCATCACTCATGTCTTCAGCTAGGTTTGCTGAGAAGTCTTCTTCTGCGTCAGGAATGATCTCAATCTCTAGGCCACCCACGCCGATGGTGACTGACTCTGGGTCTACGATCTCAATCTCAATAGGCATCTCATTCTCAGCCTCTTGCTCGATTCCCAGTGGTGCTTGATACAGTGCTTTGTCGATAGCCATATAGTGTCTCAGTAGTACGCAGTCTTGCGTTTAAACATAGGTTCTTCAGGCTCATCAGAATCGATGCGAATAAACCCACCTTGTCGAAATCTCAACAACGCTTGACTAGTCGAGTCCACTAAGTCGTCATGCTCTCCATTTGGAAACGAAGCACACTCTTCCATGACCTCTTCAGCCCACCGGGTGTCTGGACACCAAACATAGCCTGATGCAAACAAATCCGATATAGCGTTTACACGGGCTATCTTATCAGAACCCTTATTGGGTGTGTACTCTGATAAAGGAATTCCAATCTGTCGAAGCTCGTAAATCAAAGGCGCACCGGCGGCTTTCTTTTCAATGATTAGGGTGTCAGGTTGAAACTCTAAATAAAGCTCGTGCGCTTTCTTCTTTAGCTCAGGGAACTCCATGCGTTGTTTAAATGCATCAATGAGCATAATGTTGGCCACAGGAACGCCGTCTACATTGTCACGGTAGAAGATTCCCCACGTTGTGCAGGCTGAGTAATCAGAACGGGAGTTCTTTTCAAATGCTGTGTCCCAAGACTGAATGATGTAATCACAAAAAGGAGGGCGGTCTTCGTCCCAAATTTGCCACATTTCCCGCTTAATGATTGCGCCCTCTTCCGAGGTTGGGTTCTGTTGGTACTGAGCTTCCCACTTACCAACGGCAATCTCAGCCTTGATGGCTTCTAGTTCTTTCTTAGACCAGAACTCAGGCCATAAGGGATTGCCAGAAGGCAGTAGGGCAGGGAACTCAATGGTCTCCCAAACATCCCCATCACGCTTAATCGAGTTGTTTACAATCTGGCCAGTTAAGTCTTTTTTAGACCAACGAGTCATCACAACAATAATCGCCCCACCCGGTTGAAGACGCTGGCGAGGCCCTGAGCCGTACCATTCATAGACACGGTCATACACCTCAGGATTGCCCTGCATAGCTTCTTGCTCGCTGTGCGGGTCATCAATAATTAAAAGATCAGCACCTTTACCCGTCACAGCCCCGCCCACGCCGATAGCAAAGTAATCACCGCCCTTGGACGTATTCCACCGTCCAGCGGCCTTGGAGTCGCTTGAGAGCTTTGTGGGAAAGACCATCTGGTAGTCGGGTGAGTTAACTAGGTTTCTAACCTTACGGCCAAAACCCACGGCTAGTTCAGCGGTGTGCGCTGTTTGAATAATCTTCTTTTCGGGGTATTTGCCTAGAAACCATGCGGGAAGAAGATAAGAAGCAAATTCAGACTTGGTGTGCCGGGGTGGCATGTTGATAATGAGACGCTTAAGCTCACCACTGGCAACTCTTTCAAAGGCATCAGCCATAATCTTGTGATGCCTGCCGGGAATAAAGGCAGACCACATCTCAGTGACAAAAGGCATAAAGCTTTCTTTACACCGCTCTATCTTGTCAGCTTTCAAAAGCTGATGAATCTTAGCAATGTCAGGAGAACTTGGGGGTAAAACATCCAACAACTTGATGTACTTAGCTACCTCATCACGAGTCAAGAGACTCATAGCTTAACCATATGATCTACAGACTTATCGCTAAGCTTTATTGAGCGAACTAAATGGGGCTTGATGTCAATATGACCCTCAGTCTTAAGTTCATGAACCAGCCTATGAATGTTGGACTTACTTCTCATTCCAAGGCCTTGTGCGATGTTTAAATAAGACGGTGCGTAGCCTTTCATCTTGATGTAAAGCTCGATGAAGTCTAGGACTAACTTTTGTTTAGGGGTCATGTCATATCCTCTTGCGCTCCCCAAGCACCACTGGGGGACTCGTTGTACCAAAACAACGGGGTGCGTTCTCCCATATAAGCACCGGCAACGTTGAAGTCAAAGAACTCTACAGCCTCGTCCTCAGTCATCTGGCCAGTGAGCTTATAGATGATCCTGTCAGCACTATAGAGGACTACAGGCGTTTCACCTCTGAATGTCAACCCAATGATGCAGTCATCATAGCCATCGGCAAAGAGAAGATCAGGGTCAATCTTACTAAGCTTTTCTTTCAAAATATATATACCCCGGGGTGAACAGAATAGAAACGTTCGTGGGGGGTATTTTATACAAAGTTTAAACAATGTCAAAGGAATATTTGGGAAGGGGTGGGGGGGCGAACGTTCGTATTGAGTAGGGAGGGGTAAATGAATGTGTGGATTAGAGTGTAGTACAGGATGGGGGCCTGACCGGCCAAAACCCGGGGGTCGGGTACGGTGGGTCAGCCATATCACCAATCGTCACCCCATAGGGCATCGCATAGCGCAGCGCAGCGTGTAAACAGCCATCGATTATCTGCATCGTGTGGTGTGTGATGTGATGTGATGATACGAACAGACTGTGCGCCATGCATGACAGTTGTTTAAACATGCGGTGTAAACATGCGGTGTAAACGGTCAATGCTTGGTAGCCTGATCGAGTAGTGCAAGGTGCTTGCTCAACTCATCCTTCAACTGCTCAGGTGATACCTGTTCGATGGTCTGCTCTACCTTGTCAACGAACATCCCCACAGCCTTACCCATTAGCTCCAGTGCCTTGAGCTTGCTGCTCTCACTCTTCATGCTGCGACTATGCTCTAGTAGCTCGGCCATGATGTGGCGTCGAGTCATCTGTGCGTCATTAATTACGTTGTCCTCTGTACGAGCTAGGGCAGACTCCAACAGCACTTGTACCTTTGGATTCTTCATCAGCCGGTTCGCATCTACCGAACTCGTGGCCATCCTGTCGCTCGTGACGTTGTAAGCCCTTCTGTATGCCTCTGTAGCGCTGAGAGACTGAGTGACGATGAGATTACAGAACAGTCTCTGTTTACCTGTGAGTCTTCCCTTTGTTTCACTCTTTACCCCATGTACTCTTCCATCCTTTGTTCTATGTGCGTGGGATGATTCGACCGCTGTTCGCAGCTGCTCACTGGTGAACTCCGGCGCATCGAAACCGAAAGGGTTTGCTTTCCCCTCGCCTATCATTTCTTCGGCCAGTCCAACATCCCCTTCGTTACGCTTGTCAATCATTTCATCACCCCTGTTGTTTAAACACCCTGCTGTTGACAGACAGACCGCATTGTGGCAAGTCTGTTCGTGTACTGTTCATTCATCCAGTGTAGTGTAAACACCACAGCCAGTCAAAATACTTATCCACAGGCACACATAAAGTTATCCACAGAATGCATTAAGTTCCACTTAGATTATTTAAGAGACCACCTAGGGCACTCGTGTGGACTTCCTAGATCGAGGCTTCTAGGGTGCTTTAAATGCGTTTAAACGGCCTGTACATAAACACAGCACCATGTTTTATGCCTGTTTAACTTAGCCTGTCTGTTCGCACCTGTGGATAACTCTAGATGCCCTGTTTACAGTGGTAACCATGCAACAGTGAAAGCATGCAAATAAATAAATTGCTTTTGCATTTCTGTTTAAACAGGATTAATATTTGTTTTCCGCAGCAGCAGTTACTGTGGTTAAGGAATACTTAGTAGTAGCAGGGGTTCTAGGCTAACCATCCACAGCCGCCCCACATGGTTCTGAGCCACCAAGGTCTCAGTAGAGCAGAGTCAGGGTTGCCACCTGACAAGAGCTTCGAGTCACCTACTAGTGACCCTGCCGGTCTCGACCATTCAAGAGACCAACGGGTTTACAGCAAGGCACGAGACAGTCGCAACCACTGACTGCTGAGATTAGTGTCGAGAGTATCCCGACAGCATCTACTGGGTGCTGTCTGATTTACTTTCAACCTGAGGAGCTACACCATGAAATGGGATTACATCACCAAGCAAGCCACCGCAATCAAGCCCAGTTGGTCTAATAAAGACCGTGTGCTGTTTCACTACTTCAACCCCAACGGCGTTGCTGCCGAAAAGATCAAGCTTGACCGTCAGATCAGCGACTTGGTAGACCAAGACAAGTGCAAGACCGGCGCAATCTACGCTTACGGTTCACTGAACAGCTACTACATCGATGAGCTACGCAAACTGATCGACAGCAAGCGAGTCAGTCAATTTGACTCTTGGTATTACGCCGAACAGCTAGTAGTAGAGAACGAAAAGGCTCGTAAATTCATCGCTGAACACGCAGCCTGAGAATTAACCGGCAGGGCTTTATGAGAGCCTTGCTTGATTCACTTTCCCCCACCCTGAGGAGCAATACCATGATCACCATCGCAACCAAGTACGTCAAAGCCACTGACACCCGTGGCTCAGGCATCCGTGTTTCAACCTATGGCAGAAACATGTTCATCGCATGGCAGCATGACCTGTCAGGCACTGAGAACCATCAATGGGCTGCGCTTCAGCTTGCCCTAGACCTAGGGTATTCAGGCCGGTTCTACCAGTCTGACAACCCCTCTAGCAAGACCGGCTTTTTGTATGCCTGTGTTGACGGCGATAAGCCTGCGTTCAACCTAGGTAAGGCACTGACTGCCGCCGAACATCTTTCAGCATAACTGACGAGGCTTTATGAGCCGAAACCCCTGCGGGGGTCTTATGCCAACCCTGAGGAAATAACCATGCTTAACGACTACTACACCTACACCATTGCTACTCACTTCCTGAGTGCGATTATCAATTCTGACTGTTCGGGCTTGACTGACGAGGACGAACGCCAGTTGGACAATTTCCTAGATAACCTACCGCATGATGCGGTCAACGGCTCTTGGGATTATGGCGCACCGTTTGAAGGTACTGACTTCGCACAGTGCGATATCTGCGACCTTCATGCTGAATGCATGACATTAAAACTTTGGTTTCACAACGCCAACATCGAATCAATTACCGGAGCATGACCATGAATACATACCAAACAATGTGGCACTTGTCCCGCCTCGCCGACTCATCGATCTTCGGCGACACCGAAACAGCTACGCTCAAGGCCGCCTATCGAGTGATGAGCGCAGTGCTTAGGGCTTACGACATCAAGGCCAAAGACATCACCCCCGCCGACCTGTGCGAACTGATCCTAAAAGGGGATGCGCCATGCAAGAGCTAATCGATCTGATTATTGACGCTGCTGTGCTGTGCGTCCTGACTGCTGCCATCCTGTTTACCGTTTCACTTTTCTAATCGGAGTCACCATGACCTACCAAGACCACTATGAGGCGTTTAAACGCCGTCACACGGGTAACCCTGACGGACACCTTGCTTACGCTCTGAACGACTGCCACGAGGCTCTGAAGGCCAACCGTGGCAGAGAACCCACAGACCCATACATGGTAAAGCTGTGGGCTGAGATCGATGCCATCCGTGACGTTGGTCATGACCGCCAACGGAAGAAGATTGCAAAACACCGGCCTTCAATGGCTGTTTTTCTGTAGCAATACTGATGAGACCTGACGGGTCGAAACGGGCTGATGCCCGTCTATTGCAAACCACTGGAGGCTTAAATGCTTAAAAAATTCTTAGCTTGGTTCAAGTACACCTATGCACCTTATGCTGTTCACATTGTCCCCCTAGACCGCCGGAATGATAGTCAGGTTATCTACGCTTGGTCACGCACTGAGGCTGTTGAGTGGGTGGCCTGCTCCCTTCGGGATGATGATGTTTTTATCGTTCGCCGTGCCTGCAAGATTCAACCCTTCAAGCTCTTGGCTTTCCGCTCCGCTGTGGTCGAGGTGACTCATGGATAAATGGGAGATCGAACCCGTCCTGCCACCCTTCGAGGTGTGCGGTTACCTGTGTGAGGTCAAGCGTCATGCTCACCTAGGCCACCTGTGTGGCTATGTGACCGTGCCCTTCGGTCACCCTGCCTACACCTTGACCTACTTCGATCCCCTGCTTGAAGGCATCGAGGTACACGGTGGCCTGACCTACTCCGACAACGGCAAACATGGCTTCGACTGTGCCCACGGTTGGGACTATGTGCCCACGGTGGACTCATCTCTGAAAAGCCTAGGCCACGCATCAGACTCGCCTATGTCGAACGCAGCAAACTATAAAACCCTTGGCTTTGTGGTTGATCAAGTGATCAGCCTCGCCGTTCAACTTAAAACCATCGAAGGTTCATCATGACTCGTGAAGACTGGATTAACTCGTTTATCGCTGAATTTAGGCCGGTGTTTGACTCTGCCGGTTTCCCCCTGCCTGCCAAGATTCGGGGCACTTGTGGCTTCCCCTCGACTAAGGCTCGAAGCCTCGACCGTGCCGTGGGCGAGTGTTGGTCGGATAAAGCTTCATCTGACTCTCACTTCGAGATACTCATCTCGCCTGTGGTGTCTGAACCGTTCGAGGTGGCAGGTATTCTCGTGCATGAGCTTTGCCATGCCGCCACTGACGGGGCAGGCCACAAAGGCCGCTTTGTACTGGCTGCTCGCAAGCTTTTGCTTGAGGGCAAACCAACGGCTACTGTCATAGGCAAGGCCTTTAAAACGACCTTTGGGGAGCTTGTAGACTCACTTGGTGACTACCCCCACGCCACCCTTAACGTCAACGCCACGAAGGTCACGCAGACCACCCGCATGTTGAAAGCGGCCTGCCCCTACTGTGGCTACACCGTACGCCTTACCAAAAAATGGGCAGACCTTGGCCTGCCTAATTGCCCCCAAGATGACAACCCCCTGCTGTTCGCTGATTAAGCCAAACTTAACCCCTGAGGATATTATGAAAGAACTCTCCTTGCTCCCGCTCTCGAAACTCAACGCCGCCCTGTCACACATTGGGCAGTCACCTGTCCTTGGCAAGTCTGAGGCCATCATCAAGCTCACCAGTGCCATCAACAGCGGCCTGATCGACCTCGCTAAGGTTCAGTCTGCCACGCCTGTGCCTATCGTCAACCTTGCGGCCTCGACCAATGAAGGCCTTGAGCAGAACATGCTCACCCTGAAGTCAGAAGTGAAGCTTGCACTCGAACTGATGGTTCGCAAGATCGAGACCGAAGGCGCAGCCACCGTTAAACAAGTCGAGGTTTTCGGGGCTGAGCTTCGTGATGCCATCGAAACATCACGCCCTGCCGTTGACCCTGAGACCATCTCTCAACTCGTCCGTGATCAGGTGGCTGCATTGCTTGAACCGTTTAAACGGTCTGCAACGCCTGAGGTGTTGGCTGAGCTTGCGGACGCTACGCCTGCCACTGTGAAGGCCAAGATCAAAGACTTGTTCAATGATCAGCAACTGACCTACTCGGTGGACGGTGAGTCGGTAGACTTCTCTCACCTTGAGGTCACCGTGTGGAACGACCCTGCCGCCCCTGTGGTGGTCGATGACTACATCTTTAACCCTCGTTTTTTGCATGAGTCATTACTGGCGATTGACCGTAAACTGCCAATGAATTGTTGGCTCGCAGGCGAGCGAGGAACGGGTAAGACTGAATTTGTGACTCAGATCGCTGCTCGTCTCAAGCGCCGCCTGTTCCGCATTAACTTCGATGAGGCTATCGAACGTGCCGACTTTATTGGTGGCAACACCATTGAGAAGGGCGATGTCGTGTGGAAGGCCGGTGTCTTATCGCAGGCCATCCAACATCACGGTGCGATTGTCCTGTTCGATGAGATTGGCTTTGCCCGTTCGCAGTCCATCGCCGTCCTGCACAGCGTGTGTGAGCCTTCAGTACACCGTGGGGTGACGATCAACGAGACCGGCAAGCGCATTCCTGTGCTGCCTTATGTGGCCTTCTTCTGCGCTGACAACTCGAACGGCTTCGGTGACAACTCAGGCAACTTCACTGGTGTGCGTGATCAGAACACGGCCTTCATTGACCGGTTCAGCTACACGTTCAACTTCGAGTATCTGCCTGCCAAGCACGAGGCCAAGCTCATCTCTAGCCGCACCGGTCTGAGCAAAGAAGCATCCGCACAGATCGTGCAGTTTGCGAACGTGGCTCGTGAGAAATCGAAGTCAGGCTTACTCACACAACCACCAAGCCTGCGTCAGTTACTGGCATGGGCAACGGCGGTAAAGTCGGGTATTCCTGTCACTGCGGCCTACCAGTCTGCGGTCATCAACAAGTACCCTTCGGACTGCGAAGCAGAACTCAAGGGCATCTTCACGGCAGTGATCAACGTGCCTAAATTCAAATTATCTTTGGAGGCTTAAATGAAAGGAATTGAAACCAGACGGGCGGTGTCTACCACACTCGAAAAAATATGGCAGGCCTCAGGCCGTCAGCCTGCCGACCTCACTATCATCTTTGCCGGTAAGACGGCGATGTTGACGCACGAGCGGTACACCGGCAGAGACCGCAAGGTAAAGGATCGCATCAAGATCAACATGCCTGCAATCGATGAGACCGGTGACATCGATGTGAGCCTGTTCTCGAACCTGATCGGGTTCTCCCTGCACGAGTTAGCCTTTGCATGGTTTGACCCCAACTTAGCCCTTCAGAAGGCCGTGACATTGGATAAGTCGGTCTACGCCTATGCCTGCGCCCTGCAAGACGTCAGGGTCGAGCAGGAGCTTATCGAGTCGGGCTATGCGGGTAACGCCCGTGCCCTACTTGAGAACCTTCTTAACTCGACCTTGGCGGGTCAGCCTGAGCTAGACAACACCTACAAGCAGAACGTGCCTGCCATCATCTCGATTGAGGGCAAGCGGGGCAACGGCTACACCTTGACCCGTCCCGACACGCTCAGCGGTAGCCCTTGGGAAGAGGCCATCGCCAAGGCGTTAAAAGCCCTGTCGGTAGCCAAGACCACCGAAACCGTTTTGATGATCGCACAAGCCCTGTACGAGGACATAGGGGATATTGATCAGGATGAGCCACCACCGCCGCCACCGCCCAAGGGCAAGGGCACAGAGGAGGGCGATGGTCAAGAAGGCGAAGGCGAGGGTGAGGGTGAAGGCGAAGACGGGGATGACAGCGAAGACAAGACCAGTGAAGAGTCAACACCTGCGGGTGGCACAACAGGCTCGAAGGCGCATGTCAAATACAACCCGAAAGATGCCCTAGAGAAGAGCGTCAAGAAGGCCACAAAAGACCTCAAGATCACTCGACTACCCGCACGAGCAAAACCAGTTATCCACTCATTTAAATTTGAATAGGGGGCTTTATGGAAATCAGACGCAACAGGGCTGACTGCGTGAGGGCTTACGAACGCAACATGACTTCAGTAATAGAGAATATCGGGGCAACCCGTGCGGCACTGGGTCGTATGCTTCGCAGCATTGACCTAGTCGGTTGGTCACGCAATGAGGAGTCCGGCAGGCTTGATCGCAAGGCTCTCACCCGTGTCTCTCAGGGTGCGACCTCTGTGTTTGCCCGTAGGGCAATGAAGCAGGCTGATGCCTCGGCGGTCACCATCATGGTTGACTGCTCGGGGTCGATGGCAGGCTGCGAGATCAGGGTGGCCGGTGAGGTTTCGATTCAACTTGGTAAGTTACTCGAACAATCTCGGGTCAACTTCGCCATCACTGGGTTTACCGGCTCTGAGCCTAACACCTACAGGGATAAGGAGTCGGGCACTTACATCGATCACGTTGAGTTTATCCCCTTCAAGGGGCGTGGCGAGTCGATGAGGGCTGCTGCGCCTAAGCTTGGCAGCATCGAACGCTCTGCGGGCTCAGGCAACCCTGACTTCAGTGCGCTGATGTTTACAATCGAAGAGATCAAGACACAGAAGGAACAGCGCAAGATCATCTTCTTTATTACCGACACCGGCAGCTACATCCCCTCGCAAATGAAACACGTTCAAGAGGTTGCGGCCAAGCTTGGCATTACATTGATTGCGATTGGTGTTGGCACTGACTGCATCAAGACGATGTTTAAACACGGTGTAGATGTTCATAACACCAGTGACATGGGCGGGGCTACGTTCACCACCCTTCTAAAAACTTTACGCTCAAAGGATTGAAATGACTACTCATAAAATTGAAGTGCTAGGCGGGGAGGTCGAGTGCCACGATGATGACTCACCGGAGGCCTTGGCCTGCGATGAACTGATCGAGAAGATTTCGGATGCCATCGATGGTGGCACGTTCAACACGATCATGCCTGCACTGGCGAACATGATCGGCTTGGTGGGGGTCGATAGCGGTGCGCCCATCGAGAAGGTGGTGTCCTTTGTGGCGGTCACCATTTCCGCAATTTACGCAAACAACAAACGCCCTGAGGGCGAACCTTTACAGTGAGATGATTATGGAAAAGCTTGCACAGGTTTACGCATTGAATGAGTGGCTGACCGACTACCCCGATGACATGGAGTATGAGGACATCATGAAGGTTTTGAACAAGGATAGCGATGAGTGCATTGACGATGAGTGGAAAGAGCTAGGCATCGAACAATGGTACTTGCTAGACGGTCATAGCGGTGCTCAGATCGCTCAATTCATTGAGGATACATACGAGAGTGCCCTTCGTCTTTTAAAGCATGCCAAGGAGGTTTTATGAGCGCTTACTTTCGCAAGGCAACGATGGTCGGGCACGGGGGGATGTCTTGCCCCTGCTGTGCGCCTAAGTCAGGCAACCGTTACGGGGCTGCTGCCCGTACGCTGATGAAGCGTCAGGCACGGCTCAGGCTTGGCCGCATCATCAACAAACTGAACAGGGGTGAGTAATGAAACAGTACACCGTGACGTTTGTTGTGAGGGCGGTGATCAACTTGCCTGATGACGATGAGGAGTTGCCCAACCCGCTCGACAACCCTGACTACAGCATGTTGTATGCGTCAGAGCCTGAGATTCTAGATGTTGAGACCATCACAGAGCATGATAGTTTGTAACCTGTCCCCGCCTTGGCTTCGGCCTTGGCGGGGATTTTTTTTGTCTGGTGATTTAGCAGACCGTTTAAACGGTCTGCTGGTTCACCGCTGGTTGGGCCTGATCAGAACTCGTCAAAGGTCTCAAAATATGAGCCAGTGACTTTGTTGTACCCAAGCTTAGTCTCACCGTTCGTTCCGACCCAACGATACCGGCACTTCCACACAGCTATCTCTACGTCATTGGTCTTGGTGCGATGGACTGTGAGACCACAGTCGGCCTTCGCCCACCATGCCATCGAGCCTGAGATCGACATGCCGTCAGGGCGGGGCAAATCCATATTGGAACGGGTGAACTTGGCAGGATGGGCAATGAACCACACATGCACCCCGTACATCTTTGCGAAGGCCTGAACACGGGTCAACATGCTGCTGATGAACTCGGTTTCTGAGGTGTTTGATTTGTTATCGATGTAATTGTACGGGTCGATCACAAGGCCTCGGATGCCCAATCGGGCAACAGCGACTGCCGCTCGTTCCAAAATATGTTCAATGGTAGAAGGCTCGACTGTCTCGCTGTCGAGAAAGATGAAGTGGTCATTGACCCATTTAAAGGACTCTGTCCTATCCTCCTCAGTCATGCGGTGTGTGCCCTCAAAGAACCGTCTACCGGTCTTTAGTTCCATCAGCCTTGAGATGTGAACCTCGGGCTGATTCTCGAACGAGCAGACTGCAAACTTCCAATCATGGGCTTGGCCTAGGTTGACCATAAGCTGATCGATGAAGTTAGACTTACCTGAGCTTGGGTATCCGGTGACGATGGTCAACTGACCCTGTGCGACTGTGTAGATTTGGTCAACGTTGGAGTAACCGGTAGAACTACCCTTACCCGTCCCCCTTCCCCATAGGTCGTTTAAACGCTCTTCAAACTTGCTGGCTTGAGACAACCCTGCAACTGGGTAAGGTTCAGCCTTGGCAATGATCTCTCTGACAAGGTCTGCGCCCTTGTCTAGGAAAGCCTCGTTCAGGTCTTTGTACTCGAACTTGGCAACCCTGCACTTATCTTTGCCAATCCTTCGAGCAAGCTCCTCGGCTAGGGCTTGGCCTGCTGAGTCGGTGTCGGTGGCTATGACAACATAGGGTGCGTTCTTTAGAATCTCGTGCGCTGACCATACGAAGGCGAACTTGCGGTCTTCTGATGCATCGACCTTGCCATCAACCACCTTCATGGGCGCACCCGAAGGCACTGAGAGGACGTTCTCGACACCGGCCTCGATTAGGGTAAGGGCATCGATCTCGCCCTCTACGATGACGATGGGCTTTGATGGGTCAATGCTGTCGATGTTGAAGAAGTCTTGTGCCCCACCGCCTGATTGGGTGAAGTCTTTTGATTCGATGCTTCTGTACTTTGCTGCGACCAGTTTGCCGCCTTTGTAATACGGGAAGGCGATTGAGTCAGAGGTCTTGCCTAGTCGGGCAAAGTATTTCTCTTCTGAAAATAATTGTGCGTTGTCTGCTGTTTGTTTTGATATGCCCCGTGTGGCGAGGAAATCATAATGCTGTTGTTGTAGCTCGTTGGTGACGATTACAGGGGTCGGTCTTGTTAGAGGGATCACGTTGTTCTCTTTTCGGTTGAAGGGTAGGAGGCCACTGGCGGCGCAATGGTGGCAATGCCATACCCATCCCTTATCGCCACGGGTGACAACGCAATCCTTTTGATTGTTCTTTTTACGCTCGTGTGAGCATTCGGGGCAGGGAATCCTACCCGTGTCACCGTATAGATGACTGATTGATTCTGCAACATTCATTAAGCCTCCTGCGATTACTTCTTGTTAACTTTTATAGAGCCGTTTGGGTTGCGACTAAACGATCTATTTGAACTAGCTGTTTTGACTCTCAAATTCTTAGTGGTACTCGTACCTCCTTTGCTTAACGGCTGTGCGTGGTCTACGTCCTTTCCATCGCCCTTGGTTACCCGCCCTGCCTTTGTCATCATCGCACGAGCCTTGTTGCGCTGTGCCCTGTTCTTGAGTTGCTCAGGTGTGCCCTGATAATTCTCGTACTCTTTTTTGTAATCCCTAGGCATGACGGTCTCCGGTGAATCCTTATCATAAAGGCTTTTAACTCCTAGGATTACTAAGTAACCCCGTGTTAACTTCTTTTTTTTCTTCCCTACCTTCCTGTCTTCCAAAAGACCCCCCTACCCCAAAGGAGTAAGGTGGGTTGTCTTCCCCTTGCGGGAGTCTGCATGGCTGTTACGCCCCCTCGACTTGCAGATACGACCAGTCGCTGTGGTTTGTTCGGAGTTGCACCGGAGACCTGACTACAGCCTCTTTCACAGTGTCCTATTCTTGATAGCAGCCGGATGGCTCGTTGTTGACGCAATCAGTACG